TTTATTGCAGCTTTAGGATCTTCATCTTGCCACTCATGAATTGCAGGATTACCGCTAAGTAAAATAGTTGATGATGCACCAATATAATCCTTCTTAAATATATTTAATCTGTAAGAAAGTAATGGCTGAAATGAATCAAAATCAGATGTATATTTAAGACCGTAAGTCATTAAGTTGTGCGTTTATAAGTTTGACCGTATTTCTTATTACTAAAGTAGATATCTTGACCTCTAAGCATTCCAAATACTTCTATTGCTCCACCTATTCCTCCCATCATCTGTGATGTCTGTGCCGCAGGTATTACCTGTGAACCACGAGGCAAATTAATCATCTCTGGTCCTCTTTCACCCACTAAAGCCATACCACCTGGAGCATATCGTGTACCGACTGCAAATGCATTTCTGTTTGTTGCATTAGATATAGCTCTACCAATAGCAATCAAAGCAATACCACCAATTAATGCTAAGGCTGGATTTGAAAATAATGTTTTCTTTATTAGCTCTATTTTTATTGCAGTTTTAACTAAATACTTTCCTAAATCAACTAAGTTTCTACCTAATGATGCAAAAATACCACTAAAAAAATCTCCTATTGATGCTTGACCAGTTAAAGCATCTCCTAAAGTCTGACCAAATAAAATTGCTACATCTTCAGCTATACTTTCAAATGCTTGATTAAATGTTTTACCTATATCATCAAGTGTTGATTTATTAAATGGCTTAAAAAAGTTTATTGGCAAACCACTAAATAATTCAGCTAATTTAGCACCAGTTCTTATATCTTCTAAAGATGGTAATTCTATATTAGGTATTTTAAATGGAGGTAACTTAGGTACTTTTTTATCTAATTCATAAGGTATTTTAATAGGAGCAATCTGATTCTCTCTTCTGATTTGCATATTTAAATCAGCCAAATCAGCTTGAAGTTTTATTATTATTTTGTTCTTAGGATCTACATTAAATACAGTTATTAACTTAGTAATTGCTTCTTTAACTAAATTAGCTTGCTCTTTTAAAGTAGATGTATTAAATGTAATGGCTAGACTTCGTTGGTCTCTTGTATCTTCTCTTAATTTAGCTAATGTTTTAGTTATAGAATCTAAGTTTTTTAATCTTTCAGCAGCTTGCCTTGCTTCTTCAGCTCTTAAAGCTTCTACCTTTAATTTAGCAAGTGATATTGTATCATTATATGCATAATATTTAGTATTAAGTTCAGATACTTTTTTACTTGCATTTATTACATTTTGAATGTATGCTTTTTGTTCAGCATTAAATGCACTCAAATCTGCTGATGTAACAGTACTTAAATCACCTAATTTAGAAACTGCATCAGCAAATTCATTTGTAGAATCAAAAGATCCTTGCTGAGTTTGTGTAAAACTATATAAAGCATCATTAGCTTCACCCAATGCTACCTTAGCCTTATCAAATTCATTCTTTGCTATTGCTTCAGAATATCCTAATTGTGTTACCTCTAAATTAGCTAATTTTATATCTTTTGCAAATCCACTACCAAACTGAATATCAAATTTTATTGTTTGATATTGTTTAATTAATTCAAATTCTTTAACAGCAGCATTTAATTCTGAACCTAAATATTTTATATCAATAGATAAATTTCTAGTAGATTCATCCATTGAATCTGTAGAACTTTTAGCTTCTTTACTGCTTCTACTCCATGCACTAAATCCAACTTGTGCAAAAGTTATTGCTGAAGTTACTACTGCAAATGCAATACCTAATCCTGCTGGACCACTTAAACCACTAAGCAAAGCTTTTAATGCACCGCCAGTAGAACCACTTTCAGCCTTTAACCTAGAAAATGATTCTACAAGTGGGTTAATATTATTGGCAATACCAATAAAGCCATATGGAGCATCTTGGACAATTCTACTTAAATCTGTAAGGGATTGTGTCGCTTGATTAGAACCAGTCTTAAGTTGACTACCTAAATTTTTGCCAGCTTTTGTAGCTGCTTCTGATGTCTGAGTTAATGTTTTAGAAGTAGACTCTAATGCTTTATTGACCTGATCAAATCCGACCGCTGACGCTACTATCTTTATTTCTTCAGCCATCCGTTTTTATTTTTATATTGTGACGCTTCAAAATTGCCTCGTATCTATCCTTTGTCATTGGTTCAATTTGTTTCTTATCCGGTTGATCATCAGCCATTGGCCAAAATCTATCTATAGAACCAACTGCTTTGCTGCCAGCCATACTTTCTGCTATGCGAAAAGAAGCAAACCGAATGACTTTCGCCTGTTCAGTTTGCTTTTCTAAATATCCTTCAGCTGCTGCGTAGAACTCTATAGGAAGAGATATGTAGTACTGATATGCTGACCAACCAAGCTTACCTAAAGCAAACTTTAGATTGTCGTAGCACTGTTCTCTAATACTTTTTTTTTCTCCTCATTAATCTCTTCGCCAGCTTTTACTAGATTCTTCCATACTTGCGTTGACGTCAATACATCAGTAACTTTAGACATTGCCTCAGCCTTATTCTCCATCGCATCTACCCAATCACAGACATTCTCAAAAGTGTAGTCTGGTTCTTCTCTCTTAACATAACTGTTGCCCATTAGTCCGCCATAAATCATAGCGTACATAAAGCCTGAGTTTGTGCTGTTGTCATTGTGCGTACTGATAATCTCAATCGCAAGCTGATTAAACTTTAATCCCCTAAGCTTACCGCCTAGTTCTAATTGTAGATAACTCATATTTGTGGTTGGTTTGATTACGCTTGTATAGTAATAGTTGGTTGTCCAAATGGATTCAAAGATCCAGTAAAGGTCCCAATAGAGTCGAAACTATATGTGCTACTCAACTCAGATAAAAACCCTGTACCTTCTTCAATCTCATCACCGGTTACTGGAGTCTCAGGAGCAATCTTATATCCTACTGTTGTTTTAGCTAACAACAATATGCGAAGAGATGTTCCACTAATCTTACCAGTTACTGGATCTTGTAAGTGCTGACCTTCGAATCCATTAGACAATTCAACTGTACCAGGTGACTTATCCGGTCCACAAGCTGATGACGCATCTACTACAGATACTGATGCTGATTTAGATACTGATGTAAGACATACAACTGTGTCGTATGCTGTACCACCCGCAGGATCAATGAATAATAACATTGTACCACCTGCTACTTTGTGTTCTGCCATTTTATTTTAATTTTTATAGTTATGAAATTACGAAAATATCTTGTTTAAATATCAATATTCGTGAAATAAATATCTTACCTCCAAGCTCACCAAATCTTTCTGTTCTATCTGTAATAACGCTTAAATTCATCATTTGCAACCCAGATAAGCCTAAATCTAGCACTGATGTAGATGTTGGCTTAATTGCTTGTAAAATGCTATCTAATGCTAGATTAAGATTTTTACTATTATTGTATTTATATTCCCATGAATGAACTGATACTTGTATTGTTGTTTTTACATCTGATGAATTATCTGTAGACTGCTCAATAGAGATGGCATCAGATAAAACTGCATAAATCTTATGTTTTACGTCATCCGGTTCCTCACCTTCATAAACAGGAATACTTAAGCCATCAATGACTTGATAATAAGCTTGCAATAATGCGCTGTTTACGTCTCTCATGAATAAATATCTTTAATGTCTTTAATTAGTTGTGGTGTATTTTTTAATACTGATGGATATAAATATGGCTGTGGTTTTATACCTTCTCTTAATATTTTTAATGCTGCAACATAAGCATATTTAGGATCTAATTTACCTGTTCTTTTACCCCATGCCATTAGTGATTTTACAAATTCTGCAAAAGTACCTCCTCCTGGTCCTTTAAATGTTGCAGCATATGTAGCCCAATCTTCAGGTAAAGATGAAACATAAGAAGCAGCAAACTTTTTAGTACCAAATTCAATGTAAGCTGCATATTTAGCAGAAGCCGTTACAGATGATGAACCAACAGCATAATTAGCGTGTATACTTAATCTTAAATTAGATTCATCAGCTGGAGCTAATCTTATTGCATCTCTAGAAACTGAATCCGCCCAATCATTCAAAGCACTTTGTACACTAACTTGTCCTTCCTTTGACAATTCATCAAACTTCTTTATTAATGCATCAAATCCTTTTGTTTCAATCTTTATCATAACGCTGCAGGATATACTAAGAAATCAATGTATGTATTAAATAACCAAGTATCAACTAATATCCATGATTTATCCTTTACCTCCATTTTAATATTATTATCATCAATTTTAGTGATAGTATAATAATTAGAACTAGGACCAATTGAAGCATTAAAATATGTTCTAGTTTGACTAGGAACATATCCAGCAAAGGCACCAAATAAATTACCATTATAAACACCAGGTGAAACATATGTCCAAACAATACTACCTATCCAATTCTCATATTCAAAATCAACTGTAGGATCAGATGTACCACTCTGCGACATATCCACTCTATATGCCTTACCAATATTGACAAAATTTGACAAGTCATCAACTGTCATGCTACCTTCATTAAATGCTGGCCTTAAACCAGGTATTATATCTCCTGATTGTAATGCACCTAAATTAGGTAATTGATTATATGGTATTCTTAACGGCATTAGTAAAATAGTATTGTTGCAACCTCCCCATCTTCAAATGGTAATCCCCATGTCATTTCGCCTGTATTGTCATTATAAAGAACTTCCTTTCCTACCGGAACACCACCAGTGCGTATTACATATTGAACACCATCTTTAAACGCATTAAATACACGACGGCCTATAAAACCACCATAAGTAAAAGATGTTTCACCACCTATGCCAGTGTAGTTATACACCTGAATTGTATTTAAGTCCATTGGAGCATCTGAATTAATTGATTCGTCTAATTTAATTGCCTGTATGTATTCCCATTCTTTATTGCCTTCATTTCTTATCTGTACACTATTTATTTTATAAAACTCATTTTCATATAATATTACATCATTACTTCGTGTAGGCCTCTCCGTTTCATAACGCATAATAAACACCTGATCATAAGTCCACTCTCTTTGCTGATACTCATTTCTTGGTGTACCTTGTCTATCTCTTGCCTCTGCCCACTTTGTCCAGTTCCCAGTCTCAATAGGAATTAAGCCACCAAATTCATTCTTAGCAGTAGTGTATCGAAATATAGTAATGCGTCTATTTAATTTATACACGTCTATAAGGATTTAGTAAATTCTTTGCAATTGGACTTACATCATCAGTGCCTATACTTCTATTATCATACAAATAATAAATCTGATTAAGTAATGCTGTTTTTAAGATATTAGGTAACTCACTATAACCAGTAGTGTAATCAATAGTAATATTTTTAGCTCTCGGTGACTGGAGTCTCTTGAATTGGTTACCAATAACAAAGTAAGTACTATCAAGCACGAGAATATTACCAGCTTCATCAGTAACTTGGTTAATCGCAACCAAAGGTCCGTAAGGAATGTAAATATCTCCATTGACATTATTTAGGATAGCAACGGCATCATGACTTACAAATCCAACACTTGTATAAGCTTCACACATCTGACGAGCTGCAGTTATTAATGATATTATCAAGTTATCATCTGTTCCAATATCAACTTTGCAAAAGTCTTTAGCTTCGATAAGAGTTACCGGTTCTATTATAATATTTTTATAAAACTGAATATCTAACACAGAATTATAACCCACTCCTTCCCAATTGTATAAATTCATCTTATTTTATTTTAAAAAGGCCCCTCTCAAATGAGAGAGGCCTTTGTTATCTACATTAACCAAACCACAGTCTTTATTAATCTAAGTAGATTGCAGATGCAGGAAGCATTAAGTTCAACTCTTCTTGACACTCAATTCTTGCAGTAATCAAGTTCTTAGTGAAGTTGTCAGCATCTTCCATCGCAAATGTAATGTTAACTGCTTCAGTTTCTACTCTCTCGATATAATCCATATCGATTACCAAGTAAGAAGCATTGTTTGCCCATGAAGCAGAAACTACTGGAGTACCAGATATAACTACCGCACCACTTGCTACAGAACTGATACCAGCAGCACCAGGATAGTAACCGTTAGTCAACAATGTTCTATTAATCAAAGCCAATGTTGCTGGACTTACGATTACATAAGAAGCATTAAAGTTTGCAGTCTGTTGGTTAGCAATCAAGTCCATGATAATCTCAACTGGATTAGCTCCTGTTGTTGTATTAATACCAGTAGCTTGTGCTATAGTCGCTGTATAGAATGTAGCATTCTCAGTCTTGTAAAAATCTCTTGTTAACAATCTTGGTAAAGTTGTCTGCATATATGGCAATTGCTTAGCCATTTGCTTAGAGAAACGTGCAAAACCAGCAATGTAATCCTGAACAAGTCTAACTTCAGTAAAGTCATATTGTACCTGAGTTTTAGCTGCACCTTCAGTTTGAACACCCATAGCTTGAACAGCTGATGTCTCACGATATTGTACATATAAGCCAGTAGGAGAAATAGCAGTAGAGATGATATCTCTCATGTTTACTCTCTGAGATGGCAATAATGCTTGACGTGCGCTATAAGAAGCAACACCACTTAAATTACCATTAGGAGCCAATGAACCACCCAAAGTCATGTCAGCCTTTACTTCCATTTTGAATGGTGAGCCAGCCTTTACGTTTTGGATAGCATCGAAGTTCTTCTCTAATGCTTCGCTGAATGCTTCATCAAATGATAATTTAGCTGCTTTAGATTTAGGAGCAGACTTTGTGCGACTTTCTAAGATTTGCAAACCACTAACAGTAGCAGCTAAATCAGCTTTTAATTTAGCAACTTCAGTACTCATAGCTTTTACAGCATCAGCACTATCATTAGTTCCAACTTCAGCAAGCTTAGCATTAACATCAGCTTGGAATGATTTCAATTGCTCAGCAATTTCATTGCTAGCTTTTTCTTGGATAGATGTTTCAAGTGTAGACTTGAGGCCTTCTAATTCCGCCATTAATTCTTTCTTTTCCATATTGGATAAATTTTATTTTTTAAGATTATTGTTAAACTGCCTAATTATATCCACAACACTTTCTTCTGGCTGATTGGCTTTCACCGGATCAGTAGTACTCTTCATATCTAGGATTAATTGTGCTAATTGTTTCGAATGTAATAACAACATTTGAATAGTATCATCTGTTGCTGTCGTGTTCCTGCAAAACTTATCTATTGCCTCATGCTTGGCCACTAATAAATCTAAATCATTCATAGACTTTAATGATGTGATTGGAGTCAATGGATTTGCTCCCCATGCCGTAAGTGAACTTCCCTCGTATAACTTTATCTCAGTAATCTCAAACTGTCCTAGCTGAGGATTCTTAATATAGTTTTCATAGGATTGGATTTGATTTCTCTTGATTATTTTAAAACCAATAGAATGCTCCGTAATAAGTCCACTCTCAACCATCTTAATAAAATCCTCACCACCCTCATGACTTCCTATCTGTGACTCATACGCTAATCCATAACCATCTTCAGTAAGCGTCTTAATAACGCCTAACGGTAGTGATGGATCATGATTAAGAAGATGTTTAATTCTTGGCAATGCCGACTCTGGACCATTCTCTCTAATTGTTTTAGTAAATGCACCTGGTCTAATAATATCACCATCAGCATCTACATTATTAAACTTAGAGAAGTAACCGGTTACAATCCCTTGCTTAGGGTTCATATCCATAATCTCAGCTGAGAGTACTTCTGTCTTAATGTTAAAGATATTGGTCACGTTATAAAGTTAATTAATTTAGATTTAATTACAAAAATTTATCTTCTTATGATTCTGCCCTGTCTGTCACGCTTAGATTGGAACGCAACTACACATCTGCAGTTAACTACCTCTGACGCTGGAACCGATAACCCATTAGGTTGTTTTCTCACTCCAGGTTGCATCATTAAGATATCTCCAAGCTTCTGCGACTTTAATAAGAATGGCTCATTTATATCAATAACTGTTCCATCAATAGTCAAATGGTTTGCCCATGCGTTATGCCTTGTCCTTTTATCTTTCACACTGATCCATATCTTCTCCATCACATTGCCTGATGTCTGAGCGTATATCATAGCCGCACCATTAGCAGCAGTCACTGTCTCTGTTCTAGCAATACGTCTTGCTCTCATTGCTCCTAGTTCTGTATTGCTTGTTAGCTGTCTAACTATATCATCAAATGAGGCACCGGTTATGGCTGCCTCATCAAGTACTTTTTGTATTATTGCTCTTGTCGTATCGTTTATACCTTCAGCATCATTAAGCAAATCAATGCCATAATACTGACGCATTAGCTCTACTATCTGCTCATTGAATCCCATCTGACCTGTGGCCTTGCTCATTGATACCTTTGCTACTCTTGCCCATCTAGCACCTACTGTCTTATACAAATCAACTAGCACCGTATAGATGGGAAATGATGGAATGGCCATTAAGTCTTGAGTCTTGATAAATGCAGCCACTTGCACCTTTAACGCAGCAGCAAACTTCTTCTCATAGTACTTCTCATACCGCTGCTGGAACTTATGCCACTCGTAAAAGTATTTATTTTGTTCTGCTGGTGTCATTTAATCTTTCGGCTAATGTCTTTTTAACTTGCTCTATCTTCCAGTTATTATGATCTCGTTTTCTTGGACATGATGGATTTGGTAGCTGCTCTATAAGTATCATTGTTATCTTGCTTTCAATAATCCTTACTATCTCCTCAATAGATTTGCTATCCATTACTTACCAGGCATTGTGACATCAGGAACCGCTCCTAAGTCAGTTATCAATTGCTTACCTGCATCAATTATTATTTGGTCCATCAATGGCTCAAACAACATCTCAAATCCCATCATGTCTCTCTTCTCATTCGGAGTAGTCCACCACATAGAATTAAGAGCTTCAGCTTGCATCTTCATATCTTCCTGTAATGCTGATATCTCAGACAAGTCTATCTCAATGGTTCTTCTTACTCCATCTAATGCATAGTTAGGAATTACACCATTGATGATGGCATCTCTAAACAGATAAATATTTGGAAGGATAGAGTTAGTATAGAGCATCTTCTCAGCTGTACCAACATTATTATATGTTGAGCTGTCTTGATTGTTTAATAATATTTCTGGAAACTTGTAAGCATTACACAACTTAGTAAAATCAATCCCAGCAAGAGTACTGACATCCATATCAGCCAACGATAACCCCAATGGTAAGTAACCCATTTCACCTGCTGCGAAATATGGCGCACCCTTATTTGAACTATTACGAAGATAATTAGCAAAATCATTTTTTCTTTGGCCTAAAGTTTCTATTGCAAAATCGCTTTTCTCATAAACTATACCTGGTACACCTCCGTTCTGCATCTGAGCTACTGACGCATCTAACGAAGCATTCCATCTAGTTAATCTTTTAGTCAATACCTGCAATGGACTTAATCCTCTCCACTGCTGACCATTCATGATGGTAGGATTGTAATACTTTATATGGATGACATCTTCAACTCCTAACGTGCCACTAAACCCAGCGTCGAAATATTCATAGCCTATAACTCTTTGTGGAAAGCTATCACTAATCATCACAATAACATTCTGCCCATTCATAGGATGGAGGATAACCTTACCAGCATTAGGCCCTAACTCAATCACTTCCTTATACAGAAACAACTCACCGCTGATGTATAGGATAGTATAGTACTTAACTAACTGCTCATAAGTCAGACTCCTAATAAACTCAGCAAACTTGTCTTGCTCCGGTAGATCCTGCATTGCCTTAGTCTGATAATGCTTACCTAGTAATGATGTCTTTGAATACTTCTTCATTGACTTTAAAGCTATGTCATCCACTATCTCATAGCCATACATTGGTATCCTTGCAGCTGTTTGAGCTAAATATGACACAATAGAATAAACATCATCAACTGTGATGTATGTCTCAATATTCTCAACCGTCTGCCAACTTGGGTAGATGCTGGTTGATACGCTTATAACATTGGATAGGTTTGTTCTCTGAAGTGCTTTGACTTGTTGTTGTAGATTCTTAACTACCTTCGTCTGTCCGAAGAGTCTATCAATCATTCCCATATGCAAACACCATTTTAGGTTTTAATTCGAATATTTCTCTCATCATAAACATATCTAGTAAATCGGGTGAGTCACCGTTAAGTTTCACCTTCATCTCATCCTTGCCGATAATCCTTAGCTTGCCATCATTGTCAGTCTTTTCTCTTCTAATGGCTTTTCTCTCATACATGAACCGCTGACGCATGGTCATCTGATTATCATACATCTTATCTGATACCCTCTTATTAATCTTCATCTGCCCATCACTAACCCGGCCGCCTGAACGATAGTAACACTGTGTCTTAAGATTAAAATAGTTCTCCTTTATCAGCCTACCTGAAGCCTCATCCTTAACTGCCAAAGCCGCAGCACCTCCATTAAAAGGAACAGCACCACGAATAAATCCATCTACATAACTACCTACACCATCAGCATCATAACAAATATAACGATTTTCTACAGAATACTTTCTAGCCATACTAGATATTAATTCTATTACCTGCTTGCCATCACTCTTATCCATAATCTCTATATCACATAACTCCATCCCTTCCCAATAACCCACAACAAGCTTATTGCTTCCCTTCATCGCAATATCAGCTGTTATGTACTTACCGGTATTAACTACACCTTTTAGATTCTCAAACAATCCCATAAACACATCATGCTCATACACATCCATTGGACTATTACTTATCTTCCATCTTCCCTCCAACAACTGCCGCCTGGTATCTTCATCTTGGGATAGCAGGTTACCTGGATAGGATGGATCATACTGCAACCCTTTCTTATTATCGTAGATGGAACCGGATACAAACGTGATTGACTTGATAAAGTCTTTAGCATCTAACCCTGATGAGTCCATCATTGGCTTAATAATATGCTCGGCCTTATCATACACCTCATCATAACTATCACCCCAAATGTAATTAGCACCGTACTTGATAAAGTATCTTAGCTTACCTCTGCGTTCCAATATTGGGAATCCATCCTCAGGATCTATCCACCAGCTGATTAACTTAAACACCCACGACTCTGGATCAGGATTGCAGGTTGCCCTAACATATGGCTTGACACCACACCCTGATCTGTTACGAGATAGCAGATAAAAGAACATAGACTCAGTAAAGTGAGTCAACTCATCAAAGCCTAAGAATGGTATCTGCGCACCTTGCCAGTCATACTTATTCTTCTCGAACTCTAGATGTCTAAATGATATCTTAGAACCTATTGGGAACTTCCAGTCTAGGGATGATTCTCTTGGCTCACCATTAACCAATGGATAAAGCTTCACAGATGTATCCCATAATCCGCCCTCATTTCGAATCTGCACGCTGGTCCTTCTAAATATCACACCACCAAAGCCTGGTACTGTTATGTGACGTAGTGGATCAAGGAGCAGAGCAAATGTCTTACCAACAAATGCCGCTGCTCCTCCGATCACGATATCGGCTTTACTACTAAGCGCAATCTGTTGATAGCCTTCCTGTGGCTCTATGTATGTTGTTGTTGTTGTCAATTAGATGAAGGTAAATCAATATCTAAGTTATCTCGGCCATTGTCCGGTAGTCTAATTATTTGGACATGTTGAACGTCTGCATCTATCTCTATGTCAAATTTCTCACGAGGTTTACCAGCTGCGTGTTCCCACACGAACTTAACCAGTGATGGTTCATTAGATTGGATTAATGCTTTAAACCCCTCTAAAAGGGAGCCATAGTGTTCAGTAATAGCTTGGATGGCAATCGACTGAATGCCTAGCTCTTCTGCCCTAGATTTACGTCCTGCGCCTAATCTTGCGCCTCCTCTTCCTGCCATATGATTTATGTTGAATATTCGTTCCAAAAGTAAAGTTAAACATTTTTTTATAACGGCCATAAATAACGCTCAAATCCTTTATGTACCTTTGTTACAGCCTATGAAAACACTTTTAACCTTACTCATGCTGAGTTTCAGCCTGTGCATATCTGCACAATGCACTGATATCTATGGTTCTAAAGTTGACTGCCCAACTGAAGAAGATAGCCTAATACTTTACAATAATGCTATTAAAGTGGTGCAGTTCTATGACAGCAACCGTTCCTATCAGCTCACTAATAGCATTGAACTGGAGACTAAATCAAAAAAGCAAGACATATTTGAGCAACTTAAAGAAGCTCGCAGAATGTTTAACATTATTAGACGTGAGCTTGCAAACATAAGTGAAGCAGAAAAGAAGTTCACCGCAGGTAAACCAAAGCCAGGATATAAGGATATATCTTACAAAGATTACTATCAAGAAGTTGATGAGTACCGGTTCTATCAACGTGAGCTAGAGAATCAGATTATAAATGCTAACGCACAAATGCCCATTTATGACTACCGTATTGCTCCCATCCTAGTTAATACATATCAGAACTATGACACATCATCAATTTACTTTGGTGACCTGGTACAGTTGCCTTTGTATGTACCGGTAGTAGTTAAGCCATTTGCACTGCTTACTGGTCCTGAACTAATGCTTAGAAATAAGGTTCTTAAGATGCCTGCTCCAAAAGTTTATCCAACTAGATCAATGGTTAAACGTGATTCAACACCTCAGCCAAACTATACTCAAAAGGGTATAATTGAGCAGAAAAATCCATTATTATACCCTTCAGCATATAAGTTACCAGTTTACTATTACAATCAATATGGCTCAGCCTGTGTTATCGGTTTTATGATTGGTCACAAGTTTAAGAAGCTAACCCATGAAGAATATTCTAACTATGCTGTATCTACGTTTGCACGCACTTTATTGGCAGATGATTTACTACTGGATAAACAGTTAAGATTAAAGTTTGGAGCATATTACGAAGGATTACTCAAATGATATTTAGGATTCCTACCCATTTTAAGCTATTTTATGACCTTTACTCTTTCTCCATTACGAAAGATATGTACTACGCCTTTATAATCCTTAAAACGCTCTATTAATGTTTTTAAAACTTCGTCCTGATCTTTCATAACTGAAGTACATCTATAGACCAATCTGCATCTTCTTTTTACTACATAATTAAACTTAGGTTTGCCTTGAAAATTTAATATAACTACCTCACTAACCGATTTTTCCATTTTTTGTCTATTTCTCTTTATATAATTAAATAATTAAGATAAGTTCAATAAATTAATAAAAATAGGTTAGATACGTTAGTGATTTTGTAACTAATTGATACTCATAGCGTATTTCACTAACCTATTTTATTAAAAATGCGTTAGTAGCTAATATAAATAATCATTATCAGTTAGTGATTTATCTATATTATTACTTTTTTTATTAATCTTAAACATCTTAATATTGTTATGTTGCCAGTTTTTCTCCTCAAAAAACTCGTTTTCAAATACTTCAGATGCTATTACTAACCCTTTTTTAAAACGCTTCAAAGAGTACTCTTTTTTATCCAATTCATACTTCATCAAGAACCCTTTCCACTCATCAGTAATTGATTTAAAGTTGCCTGATTCTAAATCATCATAATAGTCTAAGAAATCTTCTCCAAACTGTTGTTTAATCTGTTTGCGTTTAAGCTTAGCAGAATTATCAACCTGAACAATACCAATCTCCATATATTCCTTTACACAGTAGAACATAAGATTGTAGAACTTAGTCCATTCATCATGATCCCAGTCAGTAAAGAAGGTATGACCAAATATATCTAGTGGTGTATTTTTACTATTAAAAAAAGGAGCAAACTCTAGTACTCTTTGCCTTCTTCTACTATGCTCTGAGTTATTGCTGATGGTATAATTGGTAGTAAATGCAATCTTAGGAGATTCAGAGAAGTTAAGATGTAACTCATCCTGGTTCTTTTTCTCAATGGTAAT